ACCGCCTTCAGGTCTAGCTCCAGCGGTTTGCCTGGTGTCGGTCGGCCCTGATCGTCCAGATTGCCGTAGTCCTCAGCCACGAGATACACCGGGTGGCGCGTGACGTAACGACCTGCTTGTCCGGAAGGATGCGGGTCAACCTCATGCTGGTTGGCAGCCAGCGCAGCTTCGATCTGGGCGAGGTTGGCGCCGTTGATATTGATGACCGCCGACCAGTGCTCGTCGGGGTTTCCCACGTCACTCGCGTGGACAGGCACAGTGGGTACTGCGCTGAGGGGCTGCTCGTTGGGAGTTTGCGACATACGTGCTCTGGGTCTCCTTGGCACTAGACTGCGTTGCGATCCGAGGTAGTCAGGATTGAACCATCCTCGAACGCGAAGGTATAGGCGCCCACGCCGTTCTTTTCCCAGCCGAGGCAATGGATCGTGTTCGGACCCACGGCTCCACCGGCGCTGAATTGAAGCTCGACATACCGTCGGCGGAACAGCACTGGCTCTGCACCGGGCGGGACTTGAACGGCGATTTGTGGCAACCCTTCCACTCGCGGCGCAAGCAGTAGCGAGACAAGGCGCGAGCGGTCGATGTCGGCGAAGGCCATGTGCCGACCATGTGAATCCGCCGGGCATTCCGGCAGCAACTCGTCGTTGTCGTACACCGCCACCCACATCCAGTTGTCGAAGCAATGCTTGCAGTCGCGTACTTCGATGACCGGGCCGGTCGGCTCAGCGAGCATGATGCCGTTAGTGGTCACGCTTCGTCGTACCCCAACACGACATTGCCCAGCGACGCGGAGCCGGGGCCGCCGGCGTAGGTCGAATCGACTGCGAGTTCCACACCCATCAGCAAGGTCGTGCCTATACCGGTGGCTGAGGTGGCCTGCGACGTGTTGTCGTACTGGACTGCCGAGGTGGTGATGGCCGTATAGCCAGTCGGTGCCGTGGCGCCCGAGTTCGAGGCTGTCTGATCGGCGGTCGCCTTCGACGCAGCTTGCTGGTTGTACGAGGTTGCCCAGTTTGCCTGCGTGTCGGTCTTCCAGTGCATCCCGAGCCCAGCCGCGAACGCCGACGAGATGCGTACGGTGCGGTTCGTGATGGTCGTGGTACTCGTACCAGTGACAGCAAGTTGCAGCACTTTCAAGTACGAGTAGTTCGTGCCGGTAGCGGTGGGAATCGGCACGGGTGTCGAGCCGGTCTGCGTGTCGTCGCGGTTCCAGGTCACCCCCGTCTCAGCATTGAGGCCGGCAGGCAACGTGGCCGAGTTTCCGAACCACTGCGCTTGGACGGTAGCTGGCATTCGTTCTCCCTACTGTTGGGGGCTCGTGTACTGGAACCCCTGGATCGTCACCAAGGCTCCTTGCTGGAGGTCCACCTGATCGAGGACCAAGTTCGGATTGTCGCTCGCCAAGCCGACCGTGCCGTCGAAGACAGTGGTGCCGTCCTGCTGTAGGGCGCGGTACCAAGTCGCGCGGCCGGTCGTCATGGCGTAGCCCGGCGGCAGCGGATGGGCAGTAATGATGCCGCCGACAGGTGCATCGAACGCTGGCGAATCGAATTGCAACTCAAGGAGCAAGTCGGCGTCAGCCGGGGAATGGTCCGCCGAGTCTGGAACGGGGTCGGTGTAGATGCGTAATCGACCTCCGTCGAGCAACGTGCTGACCAACGATGATTGCTCATTCGTGGTCGGCGTCGAGTAGCGCATGATGCGGGTCATTCTTCAGGTACCTCAGTCACGGCAGTGATGCGGCCGACGCTGTCGCGCTCGACAACCTTGCGGACCCGCTTCGGTGGCGCGTTCGACGCAGCAATAAGCTCTCGCACTTCTTTTGCAACGTCCCGGAGCGCGTCCGTCGCGTCACGTACTGACTCGGGCTCGGACGGGAGGGTAGGTGCGGTAACGCGAGCGTCGAGCAGTCCGGACGCCTCCTGCACCGTTTCGTCCCATTCACGAACGACTCGCCGGCGGTCGCCATCGTCGTAGGTGACCTCGGGCGGCACGTACGCGAGAGGCAGGCCCAACGGCTTGAAGACGCTTGGAGGCGACGCCTTCTTACCGTTGGACCGCCAGTTGAGTCGCAGTTCGGGCCATCGCACCCCGAACCACGACTTGCCGGGTTGCTGCTGCATCGTGCCGCCATGCTCGCCGGCTTCGATCTTGTCCTTGGGTTCGCCCTCGACACCGCCGCCAGACCCAGAACCTGCGGGGGCCAGGTCCGCGCGTGGAGAGTTGGTCGTCACGCCTGGGGTGTAGGGAATCTCGGTGGACGGGACGAGGCGCGGCTCCTTTTGATCCGGCGCCAGGCCAGTGAGCCGCTCGGCCATTTCGTCTTGCCCGATGACGCCCATGAAATAGAGCTTGGTCGCGTTGTCTATGTTCAAGCCCTCGGTCATGGCGTCACGGTACTTCTCGGCTGCGCGTAGCTCGGCGAAGCGCCAGGTGCATTGCGCGTCGATGCCCTGCGCCTCACAGCACAGCGTCGCCCACTCGGACAGTTGCGCCTCGGCTAAATGCTGGATGGCCTTGACGCCGGCAGCTTGGAGTTCCCACTGCCGGTTGGCGTTAGCCTCGGACTGACCCTCGATGATGCCCATGAGCAGCGGCATCGTCTTCAGCGCGCGAGCGAGTTGACGCTCCAGCGCGCGGATGAGCGGGTCGATGCCGGCCAAGGCGTCGGCCGATACCGCGCCGGTGGGCTTGTTCACGACCACCACGTCGGTATGCACGAACGCCGAGTCGGGTTCGAGGGCGTTGTACGCCTTTTGAACCTCGTTGATCGTGGTATCGACCCAAGTCTTCCATTGGACTGGGTCTTGCAGGATGTTCGGCGGGGTGGACTTGCGCAGCGCTTCGAGACTGACCGACAGGTCGTAGCGTGGGTAGCCCTGCTGCGCTACGACACGCCGGAGGTCGGTCAGTAGTCCGACGAGGAATAGCGACGAGAAGATGGCGGGGTTCGCCGGCGCGCGGCCATACGGGTTCGTCGGCAGCGGGTCAACAGGAATGTACGAGATCGTCTCGCGGTGCGAGAGATCGACCCATTGGCCCATTTGGAACTGGCCAAGTAGCCAGACGCGACCGTAGGTGGGATCGAACACCTGCTTGAAGCGTGCGGTGATCGGATCGGGTGTGGCGAGGTCGATGGGCGTCTGCGCGTCATCGTCCAGCACCAGTTCCGAGAACATCGCCCCGCGTAGGTACGCTGCCAGGTGCAGCCGGTTGATCGGCACGTCCACCGTGCCGTACTTCTTGTTCAGCTTGCGGAGCCAGTCGTCTACCGCTTTTTGACCCTCCGGATGGGGTGTCTCGGAGTTGGGCTTGTACGCCGTGACAGTCCATCCGGGGTTGCACAGCCGCAAGAAGTCCCAGAGTGCACGCGCCACGTCCGGCGAAGCGTCGGCCAGCACTTCCAGTAGCTGAGTGACCGGCATACAGCGGATCGAGTCGGCGTCGAGGTCAAGCCGGCGCCAGTTCTCGGCGTTGTTGGACGGCGGCAGGATAACTGGGAGCCCGGCGCCCCAGAGGTTGAGGTCGTCCCAAGACAACCGTCCGCCAGCCAAGACCTTGGGTGGGACGTAGTAGGTCTGCGCGCCGTACGGTGGCCAAGGCTCGGCTGGGCCTGTCGCGGTGGGCGGCGGCGTGAACACGCTCGGGATGACCGCCGCGACCGGCGGCAACGCGCGTTCCTCGGCCTTGGGCAAGCTGAGCCGCGTCTTGAAGTCGGCTAGCAAGGGCATCTACGTATTGGCCCCCGATTGTAAGAGCCGGACTGCTGGAGGCCGAGCCTCCTGCCGGCCATGCAAGTAGCGCAGCATAGGTTGAAGGCGTGGTTCGGACGCAACAATCCAGAACAATTCGCCGGGCTCGAATGCTGCGCCCCGCCGCGCATACATGACTTTACCTTCATACGTGGGATGAAGCACGATGCCTTCTATGGTTGCCGGCTTACGTTGCTCGTATGTGACCAACTTTGTGCCGTGAAGGTCCACGTAGTCAAGTTGGATACGACCACGGTGAAATGCCGAGCGAATCGCTAAGCCAGTGACTCTTTCAATCGAGGCTAACCGTCGATCAACCCAGTCCTTGCGGTCGGGGCCGATGATGTACAGAACAAGGCGCTGGACATTGTTCGGGAACTTCACCAAGCCGTACATGACCGAGACGCAGGAGTTGCAGGAGCCGGCGGTCATGTGCACCGTATGCACGTCCGGAGGGATGGACAACACCTGAGCGGCTCCGTAGCGATGGAACGCCTCGATGTCGGCGTCGAGGGCGTTGTCGCGGACGGAGATGGCGTACGGCACTCGGTAGTAACCAGCGAACTCGGGTTCGTGAGTTAGGCGAGTGACCTCGCGCTGGAGTGTCGGGTTGAAGCCCACCGGCACGTAACGGAAGTCGCAGCCGACCCGTTGGGCGATAGCCACGTTCTCGTGGCGCCCGGCGGTGCGCTGGGTCGTCCCGCCCAGCACAACCGTCGATGGCAAGCCGTAATGTGCGGCGACCACGGCGACTGCGCTGACTTGCGGCGAGAGAACACTGGCGCCGGTGATGATGCCAGTCGCACCGTCGTTCACCGCCTGATTGACCAGCCAGATCAGTTGGCGGGTCTTAGCCCCGTTGATGCCGCCGTAGCCCAGCGGCGCGAACGCATCCTCGCGCTTGTAGTACGCCCCGGATTCGCGCTGCTCGGCCGGTGTCAGTTCCCACAGGTAATGTTCCCAGCGGATGTCGGCGCGGTCGAGCGACAATCGGGGAAAGATCGTGTTCATGCGACACCCATCTTCGCCAGCCGAGCCCAAGACGGCTTGAGTTCGCACACGATCCCCTGGCGTCCCATCTGCGCCGCGACCGCGCCGGTCGTGCCGACTCCGCCGAACATGTCCAGCACTGCATCACCTTCGCGTGTCGTGAGTTCGACCAGCGGCTCGATGAGTTGGTTCGGGAACAAGGCGTAGTGGTCCTCTTCGAGCTTGGTGTGCCGCTGGTTGACCATCAGCGCCATCGGCTCACCATCGGCGTCGAGCAGGAGTCCCTGCCACGACAGGTCGAAGAAGTCGGTGATGCGCTGCGCCTTGCGCTGAAGGATGGCGGTCGTCGGGTCGTAGTAGTAGCTCGGGTTCTTGGAGAACATGAACAGGTAGTCGATGTTCCCGGTGAGACGATCCTTGGACGGACGCTCGTGCATGGCGCCGCGCTTGATCCAGGGGATTCGCGAGCGTAGGAACCAACCTTGCGACCGCATCTGCAACGCTAGCTGAGATGGCGCCTCAACCAAGGACTTGTTGGCGTAGGAGTCTCCGATGGACACCCACAGCGTGCCGTCGTCGGCGAGTGGCCGTCGCAAGAAATGGAAGCATTCGGTAACGTGGTCAATGTACAGCCCAACCGTGGGTTCGAGCCCGAGCGGGCCGAACCACGCTCCGCACAAGCAGGTGCCGGTCTTGGTCTTCGGTGGCCCCTGGTGATCTCCGTAGCCCGTGTGCTGGCCGGCGCGGAAGCGCAGATGAAAGCTGTGGTCGTGCCCCGGATCACCACCCCAGATCAGCGGTGGAACCTCGTAGTCGCGGGTAGACCAGTACGGCGGGGTCGTGATACAGGTCTGGACCGATCCCGGCGCGAGCGTTGGCAGCATTTCGCGGCAATCGCCCGTCAGCACGAGCGGCGTCATCGCTGGCGCGGTCCGAAGGCGTGAGCGGCGACTGCTGAAGCGAAGTCGTTGGAGAAACAGGGCCAGTCGTGATCCATGACGATGACTTGTCCTGTCGTACGGTAATGGTTTTGCTTGACCGGCACGCAACCGGGGTCAAACGGGTTGTCTTCGAGGCGCAGGCCAACCGGGAGGGAGTCGCTGCGTGCCTTCCAGAACAACTCGAAGCTGACCCCGGACCACGCGCGCTCGGCGTTGCGTAGCCGGTCGTACAGCATGTCGTTGTACACGTTCGGGTAGCGTCGGTTGACGCGGTGCCAGCTTTTGTAGGTGCACAGCGCCGATTCGAGCGTGAAGTACGACACGTCGTATGCCCAAGGCTGGCCGATGGCGCGTCGGCGCATGTCGGTCAGCAAACCCTCGGCTTCACGGCGCAACCAGCGGAGGGTCGTTTCCGAGTATTGGCCGTTGAAGCGAGGGTTGGAGGCGTGCCAGTCCAGGTCGTCTCGACCCAGCACGATACACAATCCGTTGCGATGCGAGCGTGAGCCCTCGCGATCTTCGAGCATGAGGTCTTCGCAGTCGAACTCGATGCCCATGATCCGCAGGTATTCCAAGTAGGAGAACGCGGACAACCGTCCGAACGAGTACAGCGACGACGCCCATTTCCACATCGCCGGCCAGCCGCCCTTGGCTACCTCACGGATGGCCCGCGACTGAGAACGTCCATCGAGCCAGGTGGTGTAATGGCGAACGGACTCGGCCAAGACCTTCTTGTGGTGGCGGCGGTCAGTGTCGAACGCGAGCTTGGGATAGACCGACGGATGATGGAACCAGTCCAGCATCTGCTCAGCGCGACGCGGCGTCTCGGCATTCTGGAACAGCAGCCAAGATGACGGCGGGTGCTGCGTGTTGCCGTTGAGGAAGGCGTACCACAACGCTTGTTCCTCGCTCCAACCTAAGGTTTCCCGTAGCCAGGGCATCACGTAGTACACGCAGCCAGGATGGGCGCGGTAGCGCAGGTGGAACTCGTAGAAGCGCAAGAACACCTCGCGCCGGTACTCGGGCTCGCGGAAGTCCGACCCTGCTCGCAACTCTGGTAAACGACGGTCGAACTCTGGCAGTGGGCGAGCGATCACACCCGCAGTATGCTCTGTTCTGCTTGCCAAGAATAGAGGCGAGGTCAATTCAGCCAGCGATACCCGCCGATGCGACATGGGTGAGGATGCTGCTGAACCTCACCAGCCACGGCTCGATAGCGTGGTCGCGGTACTGGAAACAGACCGCCAACTCGCATTCGCGCGGCGGCGAGATGTGGCCGGTGATCCGCCCCTATGCGTTCTGCCACTACCGGGTCCGCGAGGATGGCGTGCGGGCGATAGATGAGTTGGTCGTCATGCCCGCCCTGCGACGCCAAGGACTTGCGACTCAGTTGGTCAGCGCGATGAGCCTACCTGTCGAGGTCCGTGTCGCGCCGACCGACGTGGGAGCCCGTGCGTTTCTTGCGGCGATGCGTTTTCAGCCGACGCACACACTCAAGTCGAAGCGCGGGCACGTGATCGTCTACCGCTTGGGTTAGCGGCGGATCAGCGACTGCCAGACACGGATGGGGCGGCGATGACACGCGGGTCGCGAAGAGAGCACGTGTTCGGGCGTTGCCACGATCAGGCCATCGCGATTCGCAGACCGCATCGCCGCACCCATCGCGCGTTCCTCGTGAGGTGGAAGGGTGCCCCACGCGTCAAGGAGAGCCCAGACTGCGTCAGTGGTGAACTTGTCGCGGCCTTGAGCTAGCAGCTTGATAGCTCGGGCGGCGGAAGATATCCAGTCGAGCGAGGCGTTTTGCTCGACTTGCGCGATGGCGTGATCGCGCTGTTTCGCACCTTCCTCGGGATTGAGGAACGAGGTCTGACCTTCCGGGGGCTTAGTCGTTGTCATCGACCCACTCCCACTTCACGAGCCAGCAGTCTCGTCCATCCGGGCACGCAATTCGTACACCATGGACATCTTGCGTCGTCGCGCCCTGACCGTGTGGGCATTCGGCACGGCGTGTGGCGCGAACATACACGCCGTAGTAGTGGTCGATCTCGGAGGCAGTTATCTCAGGAGGGGTCACGTCGCGATTGTACCCCGGCCTCGACCGCTTTCGCGGCGGCGACCAGGCAGGGCCAGATCACCCCGCACTTGAGACAGTAGAACTTGCCTCCGCGCTTGACCACCATGTGGTTCAGCGCAGCATCCTCGGTTGCCATCCCTTTGCTCCGGTGAATGCTAGCAGAGGTGCGGCCATTCCCCAACCCGAGATGCCGCCGGCCATGTAGCGGAAGGCGTCGATGCGGTGGTAGGTGTGCTTATCCTGAATCGTGTCGAGGACAGTGCCGTCCTGGGTGACTTGCCGCGAGTAGGTGCCTAGCTCGGAGCGGAACCCACGGCAGGACTCGAACACGCGCACCCGGTTGTTCGTGAACAGCCCGACTGCTCGGTCGAGGCCCACTTCGAGGTCGTATGTGTCCGGGTCGCCGATGTGCAGACCGGCTTGAGCGAACTCGTCGCGCCAAGATTGCTCAGATTTTGAGCCACCCCACACGCCGCTGAGTGGCGTGCCTTGAAGCTTGTCGAGGATCGCGTCTACGTGCTGGCGTGCGGTACGGTGCCCGACAAGTACCTCGTCGTACACGTACAAGGTGTTCGTCGTCGGGTCTTGCGCGACGTACATGATCGCGGTGTTCGAACCACCGAAGTCGATGCCGACGAAGCGCGGCCAGTACGTCGCCAACGGGAAGTCGCGGACCAGATGCCCACCAGACGACTCAAAGGAATCGTTGAAGGTGTTGAAGATGAGGCCGGCTGGCTGGTCGAACTGGCCGAGGTAGAACATGTTGAGCTTCCAGGCAGGGATACCGGAACGCTTGACACGTTCGAGTTCTTCGGCAGGGAACGACGGGTTCATCGTGGAGGCGAACTGGACTACGCAGAAGTCGGGATCGCCTTCCTTGGCCTTGTCGTGGACTTCAGTCTTGAGCCAGCCCAGGTTGTAGGGTGTCGAGGTCATCAGCACACGACCCTGGTACAGCGCGACGCGGCGCTGGATGGCTTCCCAAGATTCGAGTCGAAACTGGGTCTGGCCGGCCTCGTCTAGCCAAGCAGCTTTCGCCGTGGCGGATTCCAGCGACTCGGGGTGCATCGCCGAGCCGAACATGACGCGCGTGTCGTCTTCGTGGAAGTAGAAGCAGCGGTCGCCCTTGGAGTAGTACCCGAGGCCCATCGTGCCCTGAAAGTAGCGAAGGAACTCGGGGAGCATCTTGCGCATGAGCAGCGGGAACGTGGACGTGACTGCCAGGTAGTCGCCCGGCCCACGTCGTCGGATTTCCCGCTCCATCCACAACGGCCCGAGGCTGGTCTTGCCACCCTGCGTGCCGGCGATCATGGCCACGAAGCGGTTTTCGGCATTCATCACGGCCATCTGACCGGGGTGAAGTGTGGTGCGGACGAGCCCGGACCCGTCGGCGTCCTTGACCAACTCCCAAGGCGAAGTTGGCTGGTGGTGCTCAGCGACGGGAGCGAGCGCGGAGGTCACCTAGCTAACGTCCGCCGACTCGGGGTCGCCGGCGAGGTCGGGAGCGCCGTAGGCTGCGTCCGGATAGCTCTCGGCTAGGTCGGCGGGGGTCGCGCCGGGGAGCGCCGCCGAGGGTCCGCCGATGATGACCAGCCGCCCACCTGCCGAGGACTGAACGGGTGACGGCTGGTAGTGAATCTCCTTGATGTGCGTGACGGTGCCGGTGTGCTTCATCTCCTGTGGCGCGACCAGGCTCAGGATTTTGCAGCGCATCTCGACGCACCACGCGACTCGTTCGAGGAACGCGGGGTTCGGGTCACGCTGGGTTGAGCGCTTGTTCGCCTCAGAGATCGAGTCGGTAGGGATGTCCTGGCCGGCGATGCCGAGGTTGCGGCGACGCTGGCGGGTGTTAGTGACTTCGAGCGGCGCCTTGGACGTTTCCCAAGCTCGCCATGCCTCGGCCTCGATCATGTCGATGCGCGCAAGCTCCTGCTGACGAGCGAGCCCGAAGTCGTAGTTGGCCTGCGAGCGCCAGTCCTCACGGATCGCTTTGAGGTCGGCGGTGACGATATGCGTTTGCACGCCCATGGTCATTGCAATGGAGTGCAGCGACTCGCCGCGAAGGTACAGCGAGGCGACCTTGGCGCGGTCGGCCATGAGTTGGGAGCGCGAGCGGCTGGTCGAGTTGGGCATCTACTTCGATCCGACTGGGCGCAGGAGGCGCAGGTGGAAGTCCTCGCGCGGCGGCAGCAGCGACCGGCGCACGCCAGACCAGTCGTTTACCTCGCCAAGGTAGCGTGGCTCGAAGCAGGCTGCTCGCGCTTGGAGTAGCTCGGCACGTTCCTCGGGTTGAAGCTCGGGTAGTCGGTTGATTCGTGACAGCATCTCGTCTATGCCAAAGCCCACGTAGTAACGCTGGTCAATGTACAGGACAGCCTTGCGAATTGCGAACTCGATCAGTTCCCAATCCTCAATCGCGACCTCGTTGCGCCAAAGGCTAGCTCGAAACATCTCCGCCAGTCGATCTACGACTGTTCCCCAGCCGCTGTGGTAGCCGTACAGCCGCCAGAGCGCAGCCGCCGGCTGGTGCAAGCCCTGAGTACGCAGCGCCAGGTGCGGAGCCTTGTACGGTAAGCCGACAACGTAGCGCAAGAGGCGGGCTGTCTCGTAGGTGAGCCAGCGTCCGTCCTGGCCAGGCAGCTTCTCCCAGCGGCGTCGGAACTTGCGCCATTGCGCCAGGACTGGGCTTGGCTTGAGCGTGTAGCGGTAATACTCAGACCGGCCCTTGTTCCACACGCGCTGGCGGTCCTCGGGCGACCAGCCGTAGTCCATGAACGTCTGGAGCCGGTCCGGGGCGGTCGGGTCGCCTATGCACTCAACCAGGGCTGCCAAATATTCGGCAACATGCCCTGAGACGACCCGCCGCTGGACCGTGACCGGCAACTCGTTGAGTTGGGGGGCCACGCTCAGGATGTGACCCCTCGAAGCGAGGCGGTCCCCCAACAAGCGCAGTGCCACGACAGCGCTCGGAAGATTATGGTAGGCCGCGTAGACGAGCACAAACCACCTTTGCTGCTCGCCGTCGTACCCACGCATCCGGCAAAGCTCGCGCACGACTGGGATGTTGGGGTCGAGGTCATTGGCGCGGTGAACTTGGCCGATGAAGTGGGCAATCTCGACTTCCCGTTCCTCCATGGGCGGAACGATGAACAAGGTCGGCTGGCGGATACGCTGCTTGGGTAGCTCGGACAGCCGGGCCTTGGCGCGCGGTACGAGGCTACGCCGCTCACGGCTCCAACCCGGCGTGACCGGCGGTGGCTTGGGTAGCTGTTTACGCTTGGCGAGATTCAACAGGCAACCCTTTGAACGCAGGGTGGTCGCCGAGACGCTTCGCCAGCAAGTCGATGGGATCGAGCGCGTTCATGCGCCACTCAGGTCTGACGTAGGCACGTACGAGGTTGGTAACCTTCGTGCCACGACCGCGAACCCAACTCGGGTTCTGGTACGACCGGCGGCTCTCGCGGCGGGTAGCTGCGATGGACGCAGGCAACTCCAAGCTCGCCACCGTGAGGCGCCATCCTTGCGCAACCACGGCATCGAAGAATTGGCCATTGGCGAGCCGGTCGCCCTCAGCCACGATGTTGGCGCAGGTGGTCGTGCTCAGCCAGTGCAGGACATTCGGCTGAACGTTCATCGGCAAGGTGTCCGTACCTGAGAATGATTCTCGGAGCCCGCCGAGTTGGACGCCGCCTGGGTAGACGCAATGCAGGAACGGGCGCGGCTCAGAGATGACTGGGATGTCCTTGAGCGCCCGCTGGAAGATGGTGGACTTGCCCGCGCCAGGAACACCTATTAGGTAAAAGAGATTCCTCACGACGCAGGCTCCAGCCCTGCTCGCTTGTACTCGCGGGTGGTGCGCTTGCGACGGATGCGGTCAATCTCGGCGCCCAGCGGCTCGCAGTTCCACATGGTCTTGAGCGAGTAGTAGACCACCGTGTAGCGCATGGCGTCGGGGCTCAGCTTGCGGATGCGCGTGACGCCGTGGAGAATGCCCTGGCCGTCGAAGAAGAACAACGAGCGGTCCGTGATCTCGGCAGCGATGTTGAACTCAGGCAGCGCCAGGTAGCCGCCACCAATGTCACGCTTGAACCCGAGCATGGCCGACCACACGTTCTCGAAGTTGCCCTTGTCGAAGTGGTAGCGAAGCTGGTTGTTCTTGTTGATGATGCCGGACGTGAATGGGCCGTCTTCGAGTTGGTAGTCGTCACTGACTTGCTCTGCTTGACGCTTGTGCTCTTCGTAGATGGTCGGGTTGACCGCCCGGTAGTAGCGCCCGATGACTCGCGCGGCGTTGACGACAGCTTGGTGCGCGACCGGCGCCTCCATCGCTAAGACTGAGGTCGTGCAGTAGTCGCGACGGGTGGCGACTCGGTTGAGGAAGCCGAACGTCCGCGACGTATGCGGCAAGCCCTCAGAGCGGTAGTGCTCGGGCCAGTCCTTGATGGTTCTGAACGAGCGCGAAATGGCCGACATGTAGGGCCGGGCCACTGGGTCGTCTTCAAGATGGAAGTAGGCAGCCAGCAGCCGGTCGCCTTCATAGAGAAGGAATGGTTCGCGGATAACTTCGGCCACGTCATCGGAGCGGGCGACACGCAGTTCGTAGCTGCCGAAGTTGAGCTTGGCGCGCTCGTCGTAGTGGAGCACGCGCATGCCCGCCAGGAGTGGGTTACTCGTCGTCGCTATCGTCGCTGCCGTCGTCATGCTCGGCACGGTACCTCAACAACGCTTGGTGAACAGCCTCGGTGTTGCTCTCGGCGTCGAAGTGTGAGCGCAGCCAGTCGAGCAGTTCAAGTACCGATTCGTACTCATCCTTGGGAAAGTACAGCACGACTTGACGGATCGACTGGTTCTCGTAGATTTTCAGTCGTTCCTCAGTCGTGAGCGCTTGAGGCGGCAAATCGGCGGGCCGACCCTCGCCATCGTCCGTGTAGTCGATGTCGGTGGGCGAGCCGGCAACGGACGCGAGCAGATCGTCCAGGACGCGCTGATCGAAACCGAAGACGCTCAGGTCTGACCCAGCGCCATCCAGTTCGTACAGCATCTCGGCCAGTTCCTGATCGTTCCAGGTGCCCCACGTGTTGTTGTCCTGAATGGCGCGTTCGCGAGCGAGTTGCTCGGCGATGTCGTCTACGTCCACGGGCACGTGACCGACAGTCCAGCCCAGCTTTTGAAGCTCGGCAGGTGGGAACCAGCCATCCTTGTACATCTGATCGAGTGCACGGATGCGCATGTTCCCGCCATATACGATTCCGCCAGCCTTCTCCTTGGGGCCGTCGGCGACAGCGATGGGGCGGACGATGAGGAAGCGCGGATCACGCTTGAGCGATTCCATCAGCGACTGGAACTGCTTGGTCGTGATGATGCGCGGGTTGCCAGGCAGCAGCGTCAGCGACGCCAGCGGCTGGAACGTGCGGCCGGCCGGGAGATGGTCGGCGATGACAGGTGCGGCACTTGCTCGCGGCATGTCACAAGTTTGGCGTTTTGGCGCGCACAACGCCATACCTTTGGCGTAGACTACGCGAGAGCCCGGCGTTCGCGACGGGCCAGGGACGTTGACAACCTGAGACCACGCCGTGTCGGGCGCGCATCCTCTTTGCGGGGGCGATGCGCAAGGACGCCGTGTCGCTACAGCTTGTGCCGGCGACGCGGATCAGCAGCCGCTGCTACAGTGCGGCCGACGTACTCAGTTCAACCCATCCACCCTGGCCCGGCCTCCTACACTGTCGGCGTGAACCACGACACGCTTCAGGAGCATCGGGTCGATGCCGAGGCCGAGTTCATTGAGCGCTTCCCTCAAGCGCGCGATGCGGTGGTGTACGACTTCGAGACTTGGGCTGACGCCAACCTCGGCAAGGTCTACTTGCTCGCGACAGCCATGGTCGCGTACCGCACAGCGCGGGTTGAGCTACTGCCCTGGGGCAAGCGGTTCCGGATACTCGCCATCCCGACTTAGTCGGGCTTTACACGCTTCGCAGAGGACGATGAACGGTAATGGGCAGGCGGCTGCCGACCGGCTTGAGACGCACGTTGCTCGCGGATAGACGACAACGCCGCATTCGTGGCAGCTAAGCTCTTCATGGCGATGGAATCGAGCCTGCGGCGGCGGGCCTCCACCGGGTCGCCGGGCATCGTCCATACTTCGACCTCCGTGCGCGGATCGGGTACGCCACGCTCGACCGAGACAACCGTGGTATCGACTTGCCAGTCGTCCTCGTAGGCAAGCTTGTTGAGTGCGTCCTTGACAGTCTTTTCGAGGTTGTCCGCATCCACCCGGCGACGATGAGACACGTAGAAGCGTAGGACCAGTTTGACGCGGCCGGTCAGCGGCTTGTGACGTGGGTAGCGGACCCAGAAGTTCTCGGCGATGCGCTTCTCGGCTTCGCTGGTCTTGCGGGTAGACGCTGCGCGGTAGCGTCCGGCCTTGGCGTCCCAGAACACGCGTGGGCGAGCCTTCGGGACAGGGTCGCCGGGAACGCTGAAGGTCGCAACCATCTTTTCGTCCGGCACGGTGCCAGTCTATTCCTCGTCGGGCTCACCTATCCAGCGATGCTGTGAGCAAGGGTTGCGTTCGCCGTGTTGGGCGCAGTACGGTCCACGCGCCCACAGGAGTTGGCGAAGTTGGCCGATCTGCTCGCGGAGGTCGCTTACTTCTTGCTGTAGTACGTCCACGGACTCGACGCACCAGCATACGTAGTTGCTGCCTTCGTGGGGCATACCGCGCGTGCGGTCATTGGTAATGTGCTGCGGAAGGGTCACGTTGAGCCAACAGGGTGTGGAGATTGTCTACGGACAGGCGCAAGCTGGCGTTCGCTTCGGCGAGGCGCCGGTTCTCGTCGCGCAAGCGCTGGGTGCCGACTTCGAGGGCATGGATGTAATCGCCGACTGCTTTCCACATGTCGGTCGGGCTCAGGGGATCAGGGCAAGGCATCTAGGCGTCCTCCACGCCGGGGACATCTGTCGGCCCGATGTGTAGGGCCAACAGTGCGGAGTCCCACGTCTCAAAATACTTGGAATCGTCGGGGGCTTGCTCGCCGCCAAAGTAGGCGGTGAAGCCGTGTTCGAGATCGAGCACGATATGTAGGCGTTTCTCGTCCGACTTGACCATCTGGTCGCGGATCACGACCATCAGTGTCGTCCAATCAAGCGTTCGACCGTACCCCTTCGCCATCGTCATTCGCCTCGTCCCCTGCTAGCGAGTGCTCTGCCGAGTTGTCCCAGAACAGGATGTGTTCGAGGACAGTCATCGGTATCGCGTTGGTGAAGCCGCACGTGCACTTCAACGGTCCACGATGCGTCTCGATCCACTCATCGGTCAGTTGTTTCAGTTTCTCGTCGTCGTCGGACATGCGTCCCTCCGGTATTGGCGAACAAGGTGCGATACAAGTGAGACTGAGACGTTTCGGGCCGGCGGAGAAGTAGGTCAACCCAAGCGCTACGGCGTTGGGGTTGACGCAGTAACTGTTCGGCTCGAAACACGATTCTTTGGACGCGGCGCCACGGCAGATTGAAGTCCGTGGCTAGCTCGCGAAATGTACGGGGTGGTGAACGGCTGTAACGCGCGGCGAGGATCATCGCCATACGGAGCCGAGTGGCTTCTGAGCGTTTCGGACCTGTGGAGTCGAGAAGCCGATGAACCTCGTCGGGCGTTAGCTCGGGTGACGCTGAACCAGACCCTGGATCAGCAGGAGTGCCATCACAGGAGGGCCGCATAAAACGACCACTATGATTTCACGAAAGCCCCATTGGTCCCCGCCGCCATCGCGTAAACACACTATGAGCAAGATCAGGCCGATCAACAGCCAGACCCCCGCAACAGCGGCGAGGACAATCATGCGTCTTGGATCGCCTTGGATTTGAGCAGTTCTTCGACCGTGGGGTCGTCCAGCGTCGCCATCATCACTCGGTGAGCGATGAAGCCTTGCGTCTCGGGGAAGGCATGGCGTGCGTGAGCGCGCGCATGCTCGTAAATCTCGTCGCCCGAGGACGCGAACCGCCACGCCAGACATGACCGCACGTCGATTCCGTCGGGGTGGGGCCGAACTGCTTGGCACACGTAGACATAGAGTCGGTGCACGTCGAAGAGAGTATCCCCTTACTGAGCCCGGTCCCACCCTGTTCTTTACCTCAAACCCACGACTCGGCTGCAAACTGGCCAAGCGCCCCAGCCTTGGGCTGCTTGGCCGCGTTGGGCGACAAGAATTTGTGCCTCGCGACTAGCTAAGTTGGGCGCCCGCGCGTATGCGAGACCACCGTAGTTCGCCCAGAATGTGGCGTCCTCTTGGAGCCCGCCTTTATAACGCGGGTTTGAGGAACTGGCCCAGTTCCCACCACTCTCACAAGCTGCGAGTCGGTCCCACACTCCGTACGGAACGCCGGCGGGAGCACGCGCGGCGACGGTGGTTGTGGACGTACTCGCTGCTGTGAGGGTCGGTTGCTCGGCTGGCATGACCTCGTCGTCGTCGCCGGGACCATCCCACTTGACGAGAGCGCCAGCGTCATCCAAGGCATAGCGGTGATATCCATCGAAGAATTGCGGAGCAATGCCTGGTTTCCAGACCATCATGCCGTTGGCGGTGTACTGGATTTGGTAGCCCCCACCGATGGAGTGTTCATTCTCCAATGGTGGCCCTATCGCGGCTACCGTGTCCGGGTCCATCCCGGCGACTAGCTTCTGGAAGCCGTACTGGAACCTCGCGTAGTTGGAGGCGGGGTCATTTTCCGCCGGGTCGCGAGCGTACGCATTGCTGGAGGTAAACAAAAAGGCGAACACCGGAATCACACGAAGCGATGCCGACCGCCAGGTAGAGATCGTAAGCAAAACGAAGAATCTCCTTGGTGGTGGTTTTTCGTGGCTGGTCAAGCTGTACGGGGACCACTACCTCCTTTCTTTGTTGAACTCGCGGTTCACCGCAACGCGCAGCCCAGGCAGAGTTGCCCGCCGGCGTTCGTCGGTTTACCTGCGCCCTGAGAAGGCGTACCGAGCAACAGTTGCTCGGCGTAGAGGTTGCACAACGTCGCTTCGTGCGCTTTGAGCGCTTGGGCGAGTGTGTGGTTCGGGAAAAGGTGCTTGAGACGTTGAGGATCGGTACCCGGATTTTGCGGAGTTACCCAAGCTGGCATAGCTATGCGGCCACCGGCGTGATATGCGCCACGCGACGCAGTTGTGCTTCGTTCATCTCTAGATACAGCTTTTGCGCCAACATACAGTCCGCCTCGGGAACACCACCTGTCGCGTAGACGCACAGCTTCTCGATTTCTTTCCCGCCATCATCCAGCCGCACGATGTTGCCGTGGTGACCTCGGCGGATTTCGTACAAGCGGCCTTCTTGCGAGCGCATCTTGAATCGACCGTTGTGTGCTAGCTGCTTGCGCTGTGCCGGCGAGAGATGCGCGTGGAGTAGCGTCTCGGCGCGCTGGACTGCCTGTTCGCGGTCGGCGCGTATCTTGGCGGCTTGTTCCTCGCGCTGTGCTGCCGCGACACGCTGCGCTTCGAGTTCCTCTGGAGTCAACTCGCGTGGCTTGTAGTTCAGCCTGGAGTAGCCG